AACGTAAAAGACAGCGAGTTCTTACATAGCATCAGCAAAGCCGATAGCCCTGTAATAATAGGATGATCGTAATATTTCATAGCAAAGACACCGAATAATTTTTCAAAGAATGATACTATAGTTTGAGTATCAATCTTTTTATCTTCTTTACCTGCCTGCGGTTTAACGTGGTTAGACTTTAGTTTCTTAATAAATAATTTTTTAGTATTCTTCTTTCTTGATCCTAAATTCGCAGCAGCTAAATCTTCTTTAACTTTAGTCAATTTTGTACAGACTAGTTGTTGATTTTTCCATCTTCGTCTAACCTTACTTTTACTGTACTTATAGTCTGTGTCTATATCTTCATTATATTCTTCTGATCCTGATTGAAGTTGCAATCCTTGTGATTCCATAGTAACTCTTAAGCAAACATCTATATCACTAGATATAAATTCTGCTATACTGAGTCCATCTGGATCCACACAAAATAGGCTACATCCTGGATCATCATAACATGGCTGACATATGTAGACACATTCTAAAGCTTTAAAATATACTGCATTATTATGCTCAAAAACTGCATATTGTTTATTAAACAGTATATTAGAGGACACCTGAGGCAAATAACCATAAACCGTCAAGGTGTCATTACAAAAGCTTAAAGTACCAGTAGTTTCATCTAAGGCGTCTTCCCAATGTAAAGTAAATGCTTCATCAAACGGATCTGCTATAACAGTACCATCTGCATATACTTCAAACCATAATGTTTCATTATAACCAGGAAACATTGTAATTTGGAAAAACGCAATTAATTCGGTCGATGAGTTCCCAGGCTCATCTAAAATCCCCTGTACACAATTCCGACTGCTCGCTGAGCTTCGCCTAAAACTTTTCATTTTAATTGTTTGTGGGGAAAGAAATAAATAATAATATCACATCTCATACTACTCGGGGGCCCTAATATGTTCACACATAATAAGTTGAACTAACAATATTTTGTCACGCATAATCACCAGGCAAATCTCAATAGACTAATAGTATCAAATCAGGTTGGGGTAACAAACAACATAATACAAGAGTAGAGGTTAATTTGTTCTGTTCGATACAACACATTGAAATACAAGGCAGCGTGTACTACTGCTGCGGGATGATTACTATCGCGGAAGTTAGAGGATGTCGGATGAGTAGCAATAGGGTTATATATGCGTTCAAACCCAGCTTTGCATCCTATCCAAATTTGGTCATACCTAAGGTCTTACAAACAAGTGCCTTAATATCCGATTACAATATCTGAATCATCATAACAACATATTAATTAGCTGCTTAAAAGCTTACAACATAATAGGGCAATATTTACTCAGCAATAATACTAAGTCACGGATTCAAAAATATCAACATATAGTTGAATGTTGATCTAATATACCGTCGTTTTGAATTTTAACAAAACACAAAACATATAATGTGGGTATTTGCCATAAAGGCTGCCGATACAGATCCCAGATCCATTCGGCCATTTCGATAACAATCTCACTCAGAGAAAGTCCCCAATCCCACAAGGGTGTACGGTCTCACTACCGCGCTGAACTAAAGGCAAGGAACAAGCCACTGACGTTCAAATCAGGTATAAAACGTTGTTGGTAATATGTAAATCCTAACATAGGACATACTCGACAACACGCCAAGTAACACAAAACCGGAAGCGGTCTAGCTTCATTTGAATAAACAAGTGTAGATGCTAACATAGCATATACTCAATAACGCATTGAGTAACAACTTGTCTACACG